TAGAGACAACCCATGGATACTAGGGGACGATAGGCTTATGAAGACTGTCCTGAATTTCAACGAACGACAGCAGGCCATATTCCATGCAATAGACAAAGCCCTTATCTTAGCTGATGCAAGCGAGGACAGGCCTACGTGGTTTCAGGGGTACTTACAACAGGGAGAAGGGTAGAGACAATGAAAGTTCTAATAGCCTGCGAGTACAGCGGCACGGTGCGTGAGGCGTTCAGGGCCAAGGGTCACGACGCGATGTCCTGCGACCTGCTACCAACAGATGATCCGGGTCCGCACTATCAAGGTCCGATAGAGGATGTCCTAAACGACGGCTGGGATATGATGGTTGCATTCCCTCCATGCACTCACCTAGCGGTCTCTGGTGCCAGATGGTTCAAAGAAAAGAGGGCTGATGGCAGGCAACAGGATGCTCTCAAGTTTGTCAGGATGTTGATGGATGCACCTATTGACCGGATAGCTATAGAAAATCCTGTTTCTATTATCTCTAGCCAGATCCGCAAACCAGACCAGACGGTTCAGCCTTGGCAATTCGGACACGGGGAGACTAAACGAACGTGCCTATGGCTGAAAGACCTGCCCAAGCTAAAACCTACTGATATTGTAGATGGCAGAGAGCAGAGGATATGGAAGATGCCACCTAGTGCAGACCGCTGGAAAGAACGGAGCAAAACATTCCAAGGCATAGCTAATGCCATGGCAAACCAATGGGGATAGAGGCAATGGACATTGTAGACGTAGTATCTTGGGTAATCGGCCTGACATTCTTAGGAGGTGCGATAGCATTGGCCGCAGCTTGGACGCATCTTCTAATCCAACTGCCAACATGGTACGAAGAGACACTAGAGGAAGAGAAAGGTCCGGGTAATGAGACAGAGTGAATGTGCTGAGTGTTATGGTTCAGGTGAGGTAGAGGTAGAGACGCCTGTATCTGACTGGGACCACGGTGGGTACATCAAGAGCCGTACAGTTGAATGCTATGACTGCGAAGGCTCAGGCTTAATCGAAGTAGAACCCGAAGAAGAGGAGTAAGACTAATGACTACAATCAACATCCACCATGTCGTAACCATGAAGCTTAAGGCTATCTCAGCAGAAGGGGATACTACTTGGCGAGACATGCTAGTGACAGACAAAGATGGCCACACTTTTGTCTTCTGTTTCTTTGGTGAGGACATAGAGAACCTCAAACTAAATTTGCAGGAGGTTTAAAGACAATGGTTAAGCTGAACATAGTAAGGCCACTAACTACATATGTCCGCCCCAAACAAAAGCACTGGTCTATCTACGTCAATAGGCCTGATCATAACCCTAGAACACCTAAGAAATATCAGGGAAGGCTTAAGCTAATGCACCTGAACAATTTCTTAGAGGACAAAAGCAAAGGCTTAGAAAGGATAGCTCAAGATTTCTATGACAATAACTACAAGGCAGGTAGGAATTTTAGTTATGAAGTTATCGACAATGAATGCTTTTGGGTGTTACACTACCCTAAGTTAAATAGGACTGTAACAGGTGTCATCCGAAAGGGTGCAGCAACAGGTAGAGGATTTAAATCACATGGGTAAATCAGTAGAGACATTAGCGCACCTAATCCAAAAGAAGGGAGGGGATATGTCCATAACAAGAGGCAAGGAAGGTGTGTCTTGGTCTATCGCAGTCACCTACCCTACTCAAGGTGGGTACACATGGTGGACGGAAGGGTTGCCGGGGGATACCTTAGACAAGTTAGCTAACAGAGTAAACGGGAGGATCAATAGATGAACCAACCTAGAAAAGCTAGGTTTGTCTTGGTTCAAGGGTTGGACAAGGATGTGATCTACAAGTTCCTAAGTGAAAACCACAGAGACAAGTGGGTAGCTGAGAACCTGTGGGCTATAGAAGATCACTACCAACACCTAACATCTAGGCAGGTAGGCAGAGCATTAGCTATCAACAAAGAGACAATCTACAAAACATTGAAGGAGAATTAAGATGACTACAGAAATATACCTAATGCACAAACAATCTAAGATGCCAACTAAAGGTTCATCTCAGGCAGCAGGTTGGGACTTGTACTCTAGTCAATCTCTTGTGCTATTCCCTAATGAGACAGGTACTGTTGGCTGTGGTTTCCAGATGAGGATGCCAGAGGATAGGTGCGCGTTTATTTGTAGCAGGTCAGGGTTAGCAGCTAAGCAAGGTGTCTTCGTAAGCAATGCCCCCGGTATCTTAGACGCAGACTACAGAGGGGAGATTAAAGTTATCCTACATAACCTAGGTAAATCTCCTTTCAGTGTTAAACCTGGGGACAGGGTAGCGCAGATGGTATTCCATAAAGTCGAAAGGACTGACATAACTTACGTTAACTCCTTTACTACAACAGACACAGACAGGGGCACAGGTGGCTTCGGTTCTACAGGAGTACAGTAGGATGGCTAAAGAATACAACAGCCTATACGAGGTAGAGCAAGACCTCCAGAAGTGGTTCAATTACAAGGACTACATTATACAAAACAAGAGGGACTACAAACTTGAGTACTGGGAGTGGGCAATCCATGAGGCACAGTTAAAGATAAACTACTTACACGCATCACGCAACCAATGGATAGAAGGGAACAATGGTTGACCCTTGATACGTTAGCTGTGGTTGCATTCCTTGCCTGTCTAATTAGGTTTGATTTAATTATTGTGGTTATCCACAGATTTATTTCACTCTTTAGACTTGACAAGGGTTGACTAAGACCCCATCCTTAAGACTACCTAAGGATAACCTAAGGACTATCATTCCTTAGTTATATATACTAAAGAATATATATACCTAAGGTTAACCTAAGGAAGAACCTATGGAAGAGTTAAGCCATAAGCCTTGCCCTCACCCTGATTGTAGTTCTACTGATGCATTCAGTTACAATCCAAATAAGGGTGTAGGTTACTGCCACTCATGTTCTATGCCTTACCCTCAGAAGGGAGTTACATACGACGAAGGGTTTCTTTCAGAGTACCCAACACCTAACCACCAAGAGCTAGAAGGAATAGGCTACATGCCAAAGACTAATGTAGTTAGTATGAGTACAGCTAAGGTCTACCGGGCAGACAGAGGTATAACTGAGGATACCATGAAGACCTACGGAGTAGAGACCTCAGTTAATTCCGAAGGTGTTAGTTTAGATCAGATCTATCCTTACCCTAACGGAGGTAGGAAGATCAGGACACTACCTAAAACTTTCAAGGCTGACAGAGGGTTCAAGGCTGACGAACTATTCGGAATGGATAAGTTCAACGCAGGGTGTGCTAAGGCATGTACTGTGACAGAGGGTGAGGTTGATGCTATGTCAGCCTATCAGATGTTAGGGTCTAAGTATCCTGTAGTCTCTCTGCCTGGGGCATCACCTAATCGTAAGCTCTTCGAGAGGTGTAAGGATTGGTTGTCCTCCTTCGAGAAGATCTACGTTAGCTTCGACAGTGACGGTAAGAGTGATGCAGTAGCAGCTAAGCTATGCGCCTTGTTCCCTAACCGTATCTATCGTGTAGCTCACGACAAGTACAAGGATGCCAATGAGTTCCTCCAAGATGGGGCAACCTATGACTATAGAAATGCTTGGTTTAACGCTAACAAGTACACACCTGAGAACGTATTCAACACCACTGAGCAGTTCCTATCCATCTACAACGAAGGAGAGGACAGTCAGTATCTACCAACAGGGATTGAATCACTAGACCAAACTATCCTAGGCTTGATGCAAGGTCACTTCACTATCTTCCAAGCACCAGAAGGCATAGGCAAGACAGAGTTTATGAGGTTCTTAGAATTTAATATCTTGAAGAACCACCCTGATGTCCCCATTGCTATCTGGCACAATGAGGAGAGCAAGCGTCGATCATTGCTAGGCTTAGTCTCATACGACCTCAGTTTAAATCTAACGAGAAAAGATTTAGTTGACGAGCATGAGATGGACAAGGAAGTAGAGAAGAGTATCACAGGGCTAACCAAGGACGGTATGCTGTATCAATTCACAATGGGTGTAGATGATGACCCACTTGAGTTGTTAGATAGGATTAGGTTCTTTGCTACAGCCTGTGAGTGTAGGTACATCTTCTTCGAACCTATCCAAGATCTAGGGTACAGTAAGCACGGTGATGGTACGCTTGAGCAGTTCCTATCTGAGCTATCAACTAAGTTAGCTAGGCTCGCATCAGAACTTAACGTAGGTATCATAACGATTGCCCATGAGAACGACGAAGGTCTTATCAGGGACTGTCGCATGATAGGTAAGAGGGCTTCTGTTGTAGTTAAACTATCGAGAGATAAGTTTGCTGAGTCAGACACTGAGCGCAACACAACTACCCTCACTGTGATTAAGAACAGGCCAGCAGGGACTACAGGTTTCGGGGGTCAGTTACTCTTTGACCCTGATAGCTTCACTCTGTCTGAAACATTTCCTTCTTCATTCTCTAGCTCAGACGAAGGTTAACCTTATGGCTAAGGTCGTAGCTATGGACATAGAGACGGATGCCTTAGACGCTAGTCGTATCTGGTGCATCCTGACAGAGGACGTAAACACAGGGGAGAAAGGTCAGTTCGTATACCCTGATACAGTACCTGAAGTAGGTAAGATGTTCTCAGAATACTGCGAAGGTGTCGATCGTTTCGTCTTTCACAATGGCATACAGTTTGATGCACCAGTTATCAATCGTTTGCTTGGTCCTACTATACCTGAGCATAAGGTGCTTGATACCCTTGTTGTTTCTAGGTTTGTTAACTACGACAACACACCTATCAAGGGGGTCAAAGGAAGGCACAGCCTAGAGTACTGGGGTGTACGCCTTGGCCTACACAAGGGTAACTTCAAGGACTTCTCTAGATTGTCAGAGGAGATGCTATCCTACTGTAGGAATGATGTAGACATAACCGTAAAACTCTACAAGAAATTCCTACCTAAGCTTAACTCCCCAGGTCTAGAGGTTGAGCATCAGATACAATGGCTCTGCCAAAGGATGCACGAGAATGGTTTTGAATTTAACAAGGAGGATGCAAACGTCTGTCTATCTGAGGTTCAATCTCGTATGGCTAGGCTTGAAGCTAAGTTTCAAACAGACTTTCCACCTCAGCTAGAGATAGTCAACACATTAAAATTTAGGAGAAAGAAAGATGGATACCCTGTATCTTCAGTTTCTAAAGCTAGACGTACTTATCCTAAAACTGAGACTAAAGGTTCTGAACTACTTTGCTACGACTGGGTTAAGTTCAAACCGAGCAGCCCGAAAGATCGTATTGACCGTCTTTGGAACGCGGGGTGGAAGCCGACAGACAAAACCAAAGGACACCTCCTCTACTTAAGGGGGCGAGAAGAGATACCTGAGAAGAAGGTTAGGTTCGAAACCTATGGCTGGATGTGTAACGAAACTAATCTAGCTACACTACCTGACACGGCTCCTTCTGGTGCTAAGGGTCTCGCTGAGTGGCTTACCTTGGAGGGACGCAGGTCCAGCTTACAAGAGTGGATAGGTTGCGAAGCTAAAACTAACGACGGACGTATCCACGGTAGGTTCCAACACATAGGTGCATGGACAGGTAGGATGGCTCACTCAGCTCCTAACCAAGCTAATATACCAGCTAAATTTCACGGTGAACCTATATCTGTTGTAGATCAAGTGAAGGATAGATACGATGGGAGACTACGATCCCTTTTCATGGTTCCTGATGGCTGTCATCTTGTTGGTACTGATGCTGAGGGCATCCAACTCAGGGTACTCGCTCATCTAATGCAGTCAGAGGAGTACATTGAAGCTATTGTATCAGGAAAGAAGGAGGAAGATACGGACATACACAACGTAAATCGTAAGGCTTTAGGTATGAGCCACGTTACTAGGGATATGGCTAAGACATTCATCTATGCCTTTCTTCTAGGCGCTGGTGTATCTAAGATTGCTGAGATACTTAAGGTCAAACCTAACGAAGCATCTCAAGCAGTAGATAACTTTACTCATTCTATCGAAGGACTATCTAAACTAAAGAACGAAGATATACCTAAGGCTGCAAGCAAGGGTTACTTCCTAGGTTTAGATGGACGTAAGGTAGTAACTCCGTCTCAGCATAAGACTTTAGCTGGTATGCTACAGAACGGGGAGGCTGTAGTTATGAAACACTCAGCCTTACTATGGACTAAGCAACTAAATGACAGAGGCATAGACTACAAGTTAGTGACGTGGCCCCACGATGAATGGCAAACGGAGGTAAGAGGTGACAGAGAAACAGCAGAAACAGTTGGACTTGTTCAAAGACTTTCAATCAAAACAACAGGAGAGAACCTTGGACTCTATTGTCCGCTCGCAGGAAGCAGCGACACAGGAAAAACCTGGGGAGAAACCCACTAAAACCCTTGACACAGGCAAGTAATTGTGTCAATACATTTAAACTTAAATCACTTAAGTTAAACTTCTCAAGGAGAATAGATAGATGCCTAAGTTTGAAAAGTACGGGATCGTAGACGCTGAGATTGCTTGGCCTAAATTCTTTGCCTTTAACAAGGACACTAAGTACCACCCTGATGGTGAGTATTCTTGTGTAGCTACCTTGTCTAAGGATACTAAGGAGGAATTGGTTAGCTCCTACCAAATTCAAGAAACACGGTTCAAAGACCTAGGTAATGGTTCGTATGAGTTTAAATTCAAACGTCGACATAAGATGTCTGAAGACTGGCTTCTTGAAGAACCCTTTGTCTTTGACTACGAAGGGGCTAAGGCTCGTATGGAAGCTGAAGAGGGTGGGGACATTAACGACTACGCCCACGCTTGGGAGCCAGAGCAAGACGGCTTGATTGGCAACGGAAGCAAGGCTCGTATTAAGTTCCGTGTCTACAAAGGGGCTAACTCACCTAACGAAATGGTGACGCTTGAAGCCGTAGGTATTACCAGCCTAGTCTCCTACACATCTGGGGCTAATGCTGAAAACTCCCGGCCTAGGTTCTAAACTTACTCCTGTGTAGGAGGTTAGTTAACCCAGGCTCAAGCCTACACCTTGGGTCTACTTAAAACTAAGAGAGTAAAGATGTCTTTAGATAACCATATTCTTGTTGATTTTGAAGATTGTTGGGGTGTCTTAGCTGAGTTAGAAGATTTAGCAAAACTAGTAGACAGCCTAGGTGAATCATTTGCAGCAGCTAAGCTAGAAAAAGTAGTGAGAGATTATGACATTTCTTTTGAGCTTCTTCTTAATAAACTGGAGCAACACTTCATAGATCTAGATCCTGACTTCGTACCTAACCAAGAAGAGGAGGGTGATTATGCAGCAGAAAAAGATAACAACGCTGGTTGGTGACATCTACTCTGTAATCAAAGGTCAAGGTGGTTGGGACGCTTACATCGCAGGGCTTCTAGGAGATGAAGTTTCTGAGTTATCTAAACGCAGGTTCTCTAAACCTGAGGCATACAGAACACACCTATCTATGTCAGGCATAGGCGCACCATGTAAACGTCGGCTGTGGTATAAGATCAACAACTCCAAGGAGGCTAAAGGCACTAAGGCTAGTGACCTACTGAAGTTCTTCTTTGGTGATCTAATTGAATCTCTTATCCTTAACTTAGCTAAGGCTGCTGGACACAAGGTAACTGGTGAGCAGACTAAGATGGAGATCAACGGCCTTAAGGGTAGTCGAGATGCAGTCATTGACGGTATGACTATCGACGTTAAGTCAGCTTCTCCTATAGCCTTTATGAAGTTTAAGAAAGGTAACCTACGGCAGAAGGATAGCTTCGGTTACATCTCTCAACTATCTTCCTATGTAGCCGCAGGCAAGGATGACCCTGAGGTAACTGACAAAACTAATGGAGCCTTCCTTGTAGTTAATAAAGTTACAGGGGAAATACTTCTTGATGTCCATGACTTCACTAAAGACATTGAAGACAAGGCTAAAGAAATCCAGGCAGTTAAGGATATAGTCTACGCTGCTAAGCCCCCTAGTAGACTTGACCCTGTACCTCAGTACAAAGACAGCTCCAACCTAAAGCTATGCGCTACCTGTGGGTACTGTGAGTTTAAGGTTAAGTGCTGGCCTGAGATGCGTACCTTTGTTTATTCGTCAGGTCTTCAATACTTAGTCGAAGTCAATCAAGAACCTAGGGTTCCTGAGTATTCATATGATAAACCAGCGTTCTGATTTGTCCTATGGTTACTCAAAGAAAAGACAGACACAAGAGACCCATCAGAAAAAGGAAGTCTACTAAGAAAAATCTAGGTAGGTTTCGATCAGGTCTTGAAGTTAACAATGCCTGCCTATTAAAAAATAAAAGAATAGACTACGACTATGAGACGATTAAACTAGAGTGGGTAATCTCTCATAAGTATCTACCTGATTTCATACTACCTAATGGTATTGTAGTTGAGACTAAAGGAATGTTTGTGTCAACAGACAGACGTAAACACCTTCAAGTTAAAGCTCAACACCCTGACATAGACATACGCTTTGTCTTTAGCAACAGTAACTCAAAACTATACAAAGGTAGTAAGTCTACCTATGCTGATTGGTGTGTTAAGAACGGATTTAAATACGCAGACAAACTTATACCACTCAATTGGCTGAAGGAGAAAAACAATGAAGCATCTCTTAATTCACTGGGTGGTAGATGGACCGTACATAAACCCTGACAAAAAAGAAGGTGGTTATATCAACCTTTGCAGGGTAGAGGATTCAAAACCTCAAGTAGCAGAGGTTGAGGTACACTACGAAACATATGAAGACGCACTAGAACCTGTCATCCACTTTACAAAAAGCATTGAACCCATCAACCTTATTTGTCTAGACCCTGATGACCTTATGGAAACAGAAGAGGAGGAAGGACATGGGTTATGAGATTGCAGAATTAGCTAGGGTTATTTGTCTTGGGTACACACTAGATGACATCGCTGAGGTATCAGGATTAGAAGAAGAAACTATTGTTAGGCTCTTAATCTTTGAAGGGTTGATCGACTTGGAGGATTACTTCAGTGACAACGATTACCTAAACGAAGAAGAGGATAGCTGAATGCCTCATGTTAACCCTGAGGATAGAAAAGCTTGGGGCAAAGCCTACAGAGAAAAGAACAAGGAGAGGATTAAAGCCTACAGAGAAAAGAACAAGGAGAAGGCTGCAAAGCAAACGAGAGTCAGAAATTTAATAAGAACGTATGGTATAGGATTACATGAGTACGACCTTATGTTTACTGAGCAAAAGGGTAAGTGTGCTTGCTGCGGTACCCATCAAAATGAGTTAACTAGAAATTTAGCTGTTGACCACGATCACGATACTGGGTTAATAAGAGGTTTGCTTTGTAATCACTGCAATCTGGCTATAGGAATACTAGGTGACAACATTGAAGGTCTTATGAGGGCTTTAAACTATCTTGAGAAACATGAACTAACAAAGGAAAGAAAAACAAATGAGCATGTCGTACAAGTCAAACCTAAACCCAATGTTCAGGTCAAAGTTCAGCGAGGACA